TGCACAAAAAGGAGCGAAATCAGAAGTGGGAGCAGTCGATACAGATACCCAGATTTCAACGGAAAATCTTGCCGCCGGAACCTACTATGCTTATGCTGTTGATGAACAATTTAATATTTCGCTGAAAGGTGAAAACCAGATTATTATTACTTATCCTGTGGGAATTAAGGATATTGCAGAAATGGGGGTAAATGTTTATCCAAACCCTGTAAACAATGTTTTAAATATTTCCTAGGCTCAGCAGATCAACAAGTTTGTAGTAACAAATATTTCAGGGCAAATAGTAGAATCTTCGGTAAATCAGAGTTCAATTATCCAGGTTAATACATCTGCATACTCACCTGGCATTTACTTCCTTCAAATTTATTCGAAAGATGGGGCAACAGGCAAACTAAAGTTTGTAACTATTTACGGTAAAAAAGCCCGTGGAATGATGACCCGGTTCATTATTAAGAATCAAATTGATAATGAAGAAGAATCCACTCGGTTAAATAGTAATCGAATTGGTAATCGAATTGGTAATCGAATTGGTAATCGAAACAGTAATCAAGATGGTAATCGAATTGGAAATCCATTAAATAAACTAAATAATACTAAACAAAATAATAGTACTACTACTACTGTTTCTGATGTAGTTGTTCTTGACAATGCCTTTTCTGAGATAGCTAATCTTTACCAGCAATGTGGCTTTCTTGTCAACGGTACAACTTCTGTGGACTGGATTAATACTGTCCTTGATGATTATGGGTTTGAGTGGGTTAAGCAAGCGATTGTTGAATCTGAAAAGCGTGGAAAGATTCAGAAGAGCTATGTCGAGGGTATACTGAGCAACTGGAAGGCAAATGGTGGTATGAAGCTATCTGTGGATAAGTCTGCTAGGCCTAAAGCTACAACGAATGCTTTTCACAATTTCGACCAGCAGTACGATAAATTGTCTGAAGAAGACCTGGAAAAATTAGCCAGGAAAAACTTGTAGGAGGATCTATGGATTTGGTTAGATTTATTTTGCCTTTGAAGGTTAATGCTCAGTATGGGCTGAATAAGATTTATTCAGGGGTACATTGGAATAGCAGAAAAAAGATTGCTGAGGAGATTCATGAGTTGGTTTTTTATTCTCTGAAGCAGCAAAGGGTACCAAAACGTATCTTCTTAAAACCTGTTGGGATTAGTATTAGTTATAACTCAAGGCTTGATTGTGATAATCATGGGTTTCTTACAAAAATGATTATCGATGGGCTTAAGGGTTATTTGATTGAGGATGATGATAGGAGACATGTTAAGGAGATTAGGCAACGGTTTCATTCCGGGAAGGATGTTGTTGTCGAGGTCTGGTCGATAGAGGAAAAATCAAAACAATCAAAAGAGGTGGAGCAATGAAAAGCAAATGGAAAATAACATCAAATCCTATTGGGGGCCAAAAATTTTATAGGGCTTACAGGATTAGAAATACATCAGAAGTTGACCATTCTGGCAATCGAGAATACGCAGGAGAGCACACACAGAACAGGGAAGAAGCGCAGCTTCTCGCTGATCAGCTGAACGCAGAGGAGGAAAACTAATGCATGTAGGAAGCCTAGCAACAGTTAAATATAGAGGGGAAGTAATAACAAGGGAAATTATAAGAGTAGCAGATTATGGAGCATACAAACTTTATTGGCTGGAAGGAATAATGGAATGCTTTACCAGAGCTGATCTGGAGTAAACTATGACAGAGATTGAAAAAATAATGACTTATACTGAAAACTGGTATGCGCTTGCGATAGCAATCGTTAAAAGATTGCCTTCATCAAAAGCCTTAAGATTAATGGGTATTAGCGAAAGTAGAGGGAAGTATCGATGCAAGAATTGAGATGCGAAAATTGTAATAAGCTACTTGGAAAGGTTGAAGCTGAGCATGAAATAGGGTACATTGAGCTTTTGTGTACGAGGTGCAAGAAGCTTAATATTTTTGGCAAAGAGACTCAAGAAGTCCGGGAAGAATAATTCCTGGACTCTTTTTTTAGGGAGGTATTGCGTGAGAATACAAGTATTAGACAGTTATTTTAAATCTACAGAGGCTTTATTATACAATTACAACAGTTTTAAGCTAAGTGTTTTATCCATGCAGGAGGAGCTTGATGTTGTTTCTGATAATGATGGGGTGGGGGCTATGTCCTATGATGGCATCAGGACATCAAAAACATATAAGATTAGCAATATTTTAGGTGATATGGCCATAGATAATACTTTGAGCGAAAAAGAGCTCACAAGGCGAATAAATAGCACTCGAAAGAAAATTTTGAAGATAGATCGTGCAGTTAGACAATTGACAGGTATCGAGAAGAAAATCATCGAGGAAAGATATTTTAGAAGTCAGCCGTGGTATTGCATTGCCTATGAAATAAAGGTATCTGAGAGACATTGTAAACGGCTTAAAAATTTTGCTTTGAATAAAATTGCTGTAAGTTTGTACGGAGATATTGCAATTGCTAAGATTGAGCATTTAGAAGACTGAAAAAGATGTCACTTTTATGTCCTTTTTTTTCCGAATAACCTGTGTTATAATTAAAATGTGGAAGCAGTCCGTTTTGGGGCTGCTTTTTCGTTTTGCTTTCCTCCGGATTAATTGTGTTATGCAGCGATAATTGCTGTTGGGTTAGGGGTGGGTATGATTAAGGATTAAGCAGGTGGTGACTTGAGTGAGGATTTGAAAACAAAAGCAAAGATAGACTATCTTAAGGGATTGAAACTTGAAGATATAGCTGATAAGTATGATCTGAAGCTAAACACACTGAAGTCATGGATAAAACGATATAACTGGGCTAGTGAAAAGAAGGACGTCCGGAAGAAATTAAACAAGATTACTTCAAAACAGAGTGCACCCCAAAGCAAAAAAAGGTGCACTCTTATATCTCAAGGGGTGCATTCTAAATCAAAAAAGGGTGCACCTTTTGGTAATCAAAATTCATCAGGTCATGGTGCGCCTTTACAGAATCAAAATGCCAGGAAGCATGGTCTGTTTTCCAAGTATCTACCGCCAGAGTTGAATGATATCGTTGAGGAGCTCCAAGAGAGATCCCCGGTGGACATGCTGGTTGATCAGATATATGTCCTGTATGCCAATATCGTCGCCGCCCAGAAGAAAATCTATGTCAAAGACATCGACGACATGACCAAAGAGCTCAAGCGAGAAAAACAGACGGAAGGTGAAAAGAGCAGCGGTTGGGAAGAGGAATATAATATTCAATTCGCCTGGGATAAGCAAAATGCGGCACTCAATTCAATAGCGAGGTCCATGACGACATTTAACCAGATGATTAAGAATTTCATGGAGCTTAATCGGTATGGTCTGGTGGATGAGGAGACAAGAGCGAGGATAAGCAAGCTGAAAGCTGAAATTTACAAAATATCTGAGATAGAAGAGGGTGTTACAGAAAACGACGGTTTCATTGAAGCCTTGCAGGGAAAGGTTGATGAGATATGGCAAGAATGAGAAAAGCTATATTTAAATTCAAACCGTTTTCCATCAAGCAGCTAAAAGTGTTAACATGGTGGATGCACAATTCTCCTGTTAAGGACAAAGACGGGATTATAGCAGATGGTGCCATTAGATCCGGTAAAACTTTATCAATGTCCTTATCTTTTGTTATGTGGGCAATGGAATCCTTCTCATCGCAGAACTTTGCAATGTGTGGAAAGACCATCGGATCATTTCGAAGAAATGTTTTGTTTTGGATAAAGCTAATGCTCTGGTCAAGAGGATACAAGGTTAAGGACAGCAGGGCGGACAACTTGGTGATCATCAGCAGAGGGGACACTACAAACTATTTCTATGTGTTTGGTGGAAAGGATGAGCGGTCACAGGACCTTATCCAGGGTTTGACACTAGCCGGTGTATTCTTCGATGAGGTTGCACTGATGCCTGAAAGCTTTGTTAATCAGGCGACAGGCAGATGCTCTGTTGAAGGGTCTAAGTTCTTTTTTAACTGCAACCCGAATAACCCTAAGCATTGGTTCTATATAAATTGGATTGAAAAAACAGCAGAGAAAAATTTGCTGTATCTTCATTTCACGATGGATGACAACCTATCTTTGTCGGAAAAAATAAAAGAACGATATCGCAACATGTATACAGGTGTTTTCTTTAAACGTTTTATTTTAGGTTTATGGATAGCAGCTGAAGGTGTCATTTACGCTCAGTTTGCAAATAACCCTGAAAAATGGATTGTGGATGAAGCAGAAAAAGACATTGACTTTATAAGCGTAGGGGTTGACTTTGGTGGCAACAGATCCCTGACAACTTTTGTAGCAACAGCTATACACAGAAACTTCAAGAAATTGACGGTGCTGAAAGACCATAACATAACTGGTAGCAAAGGCGATATCGACAGTGAAAGGGTCAATGCGGAGTTCATTGCGTTTATTAAAGATTTGCAGAGCTTATATCCAGGTGTCTATATTCAATACGGATTTGCAGACAGTGAAGCGCAGTACCTGATTAATGGCTTGAAAAAAGCTTGTCTTAAATCTGGTTTGTCTATCAAGATAGGCGATTCCGCGAAGAATGAGATTGTGCAAAGGATCTACTGTGCCAATACCTTGCTAAATATGAATAGATTGTTTATCCATAAAAGTTGCAAGCTGGTCATAGATGGTTTGCAGACTGCTTTGTGGGATGCTAAGGCAGCAGAGAAGGGCAAAGATGTCAGACTTGATGATTTCACAACTGACATCGATATACTGGATGCCTTTGAATATAGCTGGGAAAGATTTATCAATAAATTAGTGCCGAGGTGATATTTTGGATATAAAACAGATTATTGAGTATTTAAACAACACACATGGATATAATGTTTCCAGTGCCTATTATCAGTACGTTAAGGAATGGGCGCAGTGGTGGAAGGGGTATTACAAGCCGTTTCATCATTTTAGGGAGGTGTCAGGTACAAAGATCATTGAAAGGGATATGTACACACTCAAGATGGGCAAAAAGGTTTGTGAAGATTGGGCATCCCTTTTACTGAACGAAAGGACTGAGATTATCGTCGAGGATAAATCGAGCAACTTATTTCTTCAGGGTGATAATCAGATGAGCGGGGTCTTGGGTGAGAACCGGTTCTGGCAGAAATCAAATGCGCTCGTTGAGAAGGCTTTTTATTCTGGTACCGGAGCGATTGTCCTTCGTATGATTGGCATGTCTGTCAGCAATGACGATGTCATGAAAGATCCGGAGACCAAGATTGTGTTTGAGTACTTATCAGCCCAGAACATCATTCCTCTAACTGTCCTTCAAGGGACCATTATAGACGTGGCCTTTGTCAGTGAGGTCCTAGTAAAAGGAAAGACATATATCTACTTGGAAACCCACATAAAGGAAACCTCAGGCTATCAGATTACCAACATCTATCTTGAGAATGATGAAGGTGTGCTCAAACAGGTAGAGCTTCCACCAGGAATCGTCCCTTCATACAGTACAGGAACGGATATCCCTATGTTTACAGTGATAACCCCTAATATTGTAAATAACATAGACGAAAGCATAGGTCTGGGAATCAGTGTGTTTGCGGATGCCATTGACAACCTTAAAGGTGTTGACCTAGCGTTTAATAACTTTTGCAGGGATTTCAAACTTGGAGGCAAGAAGGTTTTCATGAATGATAGCTTGACCAAGAGAGATTCTGAAGGGTTTCTAATTACACCGGATGATGTGGCTCAGCAGCTCTTTGTCCAGTTTGGTGATGAGGTGCTGGATAAGGATAAACTGATATACGAGTACAATCCCTTATTGCGTGTGCAGGAAAACAAGGACGGCATCCAGGGTCAGCTTGATTATCTCAGTTTTAAATGTGGTCTTGGCACAAAGCATTATCAGTTCAATGCTGGCAGTATCGTGACAGCTACCCAGTATTCAGGGGATAAGCAAGAGCTGGTCCAGAATGCAAGCAAGCATTGCATTATCATTGAGCAGGCTCTGCAAACACTAGTAAAGGCTGTGTTGTGGATTGGCAAAGAGATAATTGGACAACCGGTAAATCCTGATGCGGAGGTCAATATCATATTTGATGATAGCTTTATTATCGATAAAGAGTCTGAAAGATTAAGAGATCAGCAGGAAGTACGTGATGGTTTGCTTATGAAATGGGAGTATAGAGCCAAGTGGTATGGCGAATCCGAAGATGAAGCTAAGAAGATGGTCGCATCTGATTTGTCAGACGATGAGCTTATGGGGTTTGGAGGTAGCTAATGCTGACACCAGAACAACTAGATCAATATCCGGATAATCTTGTAAGATTGTATGGAAAGCTGGAAGCTGATATCATAGCTGATATTTCAAGGCGTCTGGCAAGATACGACTACTTCATTCCTTCGGCTGAATTTCAGTATAAAAAGGCACTAGAGATGGGCAATGTCCATGATGAGATACTCAAGAAGATGGAGAGTCTCACCGGCAAGAGAAAAAGGGAGATAGAGTATCTGATGAAGGAAGCCGGTTATGAAACCATCAAGGTTGATGATGAGATCTATAAATTAGCAGGGCTTAAGCCAAGCCCGGTAAGACAATCCCCAGCACTGTTATCTGTGCTAAATGCAGGCATCAACAACACCAACGGATTGTTTGAGAACTTGACCAGAACAACAGCAAGCACAACCACCAAGCAATTTGAGAGAGCTCTTGACAGGGCTTTTATGCAAATAACCTCCGGTGCCTTTGATTATGAGACTGCAATCAGAGGAGCTGTAAAAAGTCTTAGTGAAAATGGCATAGCTTCCATAGAGTACCCAAGTGGCAGGATTGGTTATTTGGAATCAGCTGTAAGGAGAGCGGTTCTGACAGGTGTTAACCAGACAGCGTTAAAGCTCCAGGATGCAAGAGCTGACGAATTAGACTGTGATCTGGTGGAGACTTCCGCGCATGAAGGCGCAAGACCATCCCATGCGGTGTGGCAAGGGAAAGTATTCAGTAGAAACGGCAATCATCCTAAGTATCCAAATTTTAGAGAAGTGACAGGTTATGGAACAGGTCCCGGACTCGGGGGCTGGAACTGTCGCCACAATTTCTACCCGTTCTTTGAAGGTATATCCAAGAGAGCCTATACATACAAAGAACTGAAGGAGATGGAGGCACAGAATTATGAGTACAATGGCAAGAAGATGACTGAGTACGAAGCAACTCAAAAGCAGCGTTATATCGAAAATCAGATTAGGAGGTGGAAGAGAGAATACAACGGTATGGAAGCTACTGGATTGCCTACTGCTGAAGCCTCAGCGAAGATAGCGCGCTGGAACAATACGCATGATGATTTTCTCAGACAGACAGGCCTTAAGAGGCAATCAGGGCGGTTGCAGGTGGTTGGGTTTGGACGGAGTGAAGGGCAGAGGGTTGTGCAGATAGGTAAAAAAATTACTGCATTCAACA